GCTTCGCCGTGGGCTTTATGGGTGGCTGGACCATCGCGGGCTGGAGTGACGATGTGCTCTTCTATGATGCCAGCCTCGCGATTAGGCGATGCACCGAGAGCCTGAACGAGGCCAGCTCCACTATCGCCTGGGCCATGTACGAGATCGATCGGCTCACCGGGAAGCACCCTGGCAATCCGAAAAAGAAACCGACGCCGGAGGGGCATCCGCTATGATCCGCCTGGCTTACATCAGCCATAAGGCCTCTCACCGAGGATCATCAAGTGGCAGACCAGGGCCAGTGGTTCAAGCTGTGGGTAGGAGCTGACGACGACCCCGATCTCGGCAATCTTAGTCTGGAAGATTTCGGGCGTTGGTGTCGGTTCGGGATCTACCTCAAGAAGCACGGAACGTGCGGTATGCTGGTGATCCGTGACCCAGCGTATCCATTGCAACAAAGGTTCCGTGTTTCATCGTTCCAAGATGTTGTTTCGGTGCTCAAAAGATTCCCGAATTGTGATGTTGAGGAGATTATAGATTCAAGTGTTTCACCTGAAACGGTTCTGTCCGTTACCTACCGTAACTGGTCGAAATATCAAGGCGATTATAGCACTGCTAGGGTTAGGAAATATCGTGAAATGAAACGATCTAAGAGGAGAGGAGATAAGAAGAGAAGAGAGGAGAGTCTTTCTTCAGTACCTTCGGTACTTCAGAAAGAGACCCCTAAAGGGGCCTTGTCACCTCGCCCCGAGATGACCCACCAGGAGTTCATTGAGTCGTGGAACGAGATCTGCGCCTCGGAGGGACTGCCAGCCGTGAAAGACCTGTCGAACGGACGGAGGAAGAAGATCGCCGCACGACTGCGGAGGTATCCGAGCGTAGACTTCTGGGAGCAGGTCTTCAACGGCGTGAACCGCTCAGACTTCCTCAGCGGTCGCAAGCCGAGTGCGGAGCACCCCAACTGGAGGGCCACGATCGATTGGCTGATCGAGAACGACGAGAACCCGCTCAAGGTCGTCGAAGGCTCCTATGCCTAAACCCAGAAAGCTCGAGCTCGTCGATGGGGGGAAGGCGAAGCAGCACGAGGGGCCGCGGCCATGGCAAAAGCCCGTTGAGGGACGGGAATGCACCACCGAGGAGAGCGAGGCGTGCTGGAAGGTCGTGCAATCCGTCTTAGCGGGACGTATGACGGTGGTTCAGGGCCATGACGAGATCCACCGCATCCTGGGGACGACGCCAGATGACGACGTGCCTTTCTGACAAGCGTCAGGGCTTTGTGTTCTTCGCCCCCGGGATCCCCGTGCCGCAGGGGAATCTGAAGCCGTTCACCTATGCGGGCCAGGACGGGAAGGTGCGGGCATCGATGGCCGAGGGGACCAAGGGGCTGCATCCGTGGCGCGCTTCGCTGGGGTACGTCGCGCTGATAGCGAAGCAGCAGTCGGGCCATCGCGCCTTCTTCAACCGAGAGGCGGTGGTGCTGCGAGTCGAGTTCATCTTCCCGAGGCCGCAGAGCCTGCCGAAGTACGTGCGTGACAAGGTGTCGAACCCGGACCTGTCAAAGCTGGTGCGTGCGGTCGAGGATGCGATCACCGGGATCCTGATCCGCGACGATGCGCAGGTGGTGCGCCTCGACGCCGGCAAGCGATACGTGCGGCGCCACGATGAGGGGCCCGGGGCCATCGTCGTCGTCGAGCGGGCGGCCTCGTGAGCGTGCAGACGTCTGCAGGGCTGATACCTTTCCTGGCCCCAGAGCTTGTCCAAAAGCCGATTGTTAAAAAACTCCTTGACAAGGATTGGGAGGCTTCCTACATTTTTAAAACATGGCAGGGCCTATCGTGCGAAAGGCTGTGCTGTACGGACGCCGCTGGAATGTGGCTCGCGCCAGGTTTCTCCAAGACAACCCCCTCTGCGTATTCTGCTCCAAGCAGGGCAAGACCGTTGCTGCCGTTGTAGTTGACCACACCACACCACATCGCCTCGATCCCATCTTGTTCTGGGACGAAAGCAACTGGCAGTCACTCTGCCAGCCCTGCCACGATGAGGTGAAGCAGCGGCAAGAGCGGACGGGCTTGGGCTTCAGCACGGCCATCGGACTCGATGGTTGGCCGACTGACCAAAGGCATCCACTCTATGGTTGAAAGCAAAGGGATTAGTCAGGTGAAGATGTTTTGGTCGGTGCTTGCTGCCTTGATCGTGTTTACGCTGTTCCTGTACGCCCTGTTTGTTGGGGATCGTGCTGTTAACAAAGTCAATAGCGAAGCAGTCTCGGCTTCCTGCTTGCGGCGTCACTCTGAATGCATGATCAGTGCGCGCAGCAGCGAAGATCCTAAAGAGGCCGTTCAGATGTGCGGCTGGGATTTTGCAGTGTGCGGTAAAGTGTTTAAGTATTAGGGCTGTGAGGAGGGGTGTCTGTTGAGGAACTGCGGCGTGACATACCGGGGGGCGGCCCAAAAACAATTTTGGCCAGGTCTGGAGACCGGCTCGCCAACAAGTTATGCTAAATGGCCCGTTTTCACGGGGTTGCAAGATTAAAAACATGAGATAATTCGGATCTGGGACTCATTTTCATCCGAGAAAGCGCGCAGTTAAGTACATTGTTTGTTAGAGATTCGTGGAAGCCCAGCTGCTAGCTGATCCCTGGCAGCGGCTACTTGTAGGCCGAGGAGAAGAGGCCGTAACCGTCCGGACGGCGGTTGCGGCCCTTCTCTTTTGGGCAGATCGTGTGAGGGCGCTGTAGAGAAACGTGGGCGGAAAAGTCTGGCATCGCTGAGCGTGATCCTGCCGCATGATGTGCGGCCAGCCAAGCGACCCAAGCCGCCATCAGATTTGACGAAGGAACAGGCGACAGAGTGGCAGTTTGTGGTGGACAGGATGCCGGCCGATTGGTTCCCGCGGGAGATGCACGGGGTGCTGGTTCAATACTGCCGCCACATCATCGAGGCGCGCCGGATCGGTCAATTGATCGCGCAGATGGTAGGCAAGAAACGCTTCGACTTGGACCAATATGAACAGCTCCTCAGGATGCAGGACAAAGAGGGGCGCTCGGTCTCGATGTTGGCCACGCGGATGCGTCTGACTCAGCAGAGCCGATATGACAAGAAGCGGAAAACGGGTAACGTCATCGCGCAACGGCCGTGGCAAGAAGATTAGAACCAGGGCCGAGCGCAACATTGACTGGATCGAGCGCCACTGCTTTGTGCCAGAAGGGATCTATGTGGGGCATCCCATGAAGCTCAGGGAGTTTCAGAAGGCCGAGATCCGGAAGATCTACGACAACCCGCACGGCACCCGTCTGGCCATCATCTCCTTTGCCAAGAAGAATGCAAAGAGCACCTTGGCCGCGTGCCTGGTCCTGCTGCACCTGGCCGGACCCGAGGCGATGCCAAACACCCAGCTACCCAGCACGGCCCTCGCCAAGGAGCAGGCGGCCATCCTCTTTGCCCTTGCCGCAAAGATCGTCCGCATGTCGCCATCCCTCGATTCCTGCATCCAGGTGCGTGAGACGGCGAAAGAGCTGTTGTGCCCCGAGCTCGGCACGATCTACAAAGCGCTCTCGGCCGAGGACTCGACGGCTCACGGATTGTCGCCCATCTTCACCGTCCACGACGAACTGGGCCAGGTGCGCGGACCCGTCTCCAGGCTATTCAACGCCGTGGAAAACGCGATGGGTGCCCATCGCAACCCGCTCTCGATCATCATCTCCACACAGGCGGCCAACGACGGCGATCTCCTGTCCGTCCTCATCGATGAGGCGCTGACCGGCAACAACCCGCGGACCGTGGTGAGCCTGTATACGGCTGACGCTGCACTGGACCCCTTCTCGGAAGAGGCGATCCGTCAGGCCAACCCCGCCTTCGGGGACTTCCTGAATGCGGAGGAGGTATTCGAGCAGGCCAGCCGCGCACGGAGCATGCCCTCGCAGGAAGCCCTCTACCGCAACTTCACCCTAAACCAACGCGTCGATGCCTCGACCCCATTCATCTCAAAGAGCGTGTGGAACCGCAACGGGAGCCCGCCCGTGCCTGACTTTTCTGGTTTGGAGATGGTCTACGGGGGGTTGGATCTCTCGACCACGACTGACCTAACGTCGCTGGTCCTCGTCGCCTTCGTCGAAGGCGAGCTCCACGTGATGCCGACCTTCTGGCTCCCGACTGAGGGCCTCGCAGAGCGCGCTCGGCTGGACAAGGTGCCGTATGACGTGTGGCACCGCCGGGGCTTTCTGATCACGACGCCCGGGAATTCCGTGGAGTACGAGTACGTGGCACGTTACATGGCCGACCTCCTCGTGCGCGTGCCGATCCGTAAGATCGGCTTCGACCGCTGGAACATGAAGCACCTCAAGCCCTGGTTGATCAAGGCCGGCCTCTCTGAGGACCAGATCGCGGAGCTGTTCGTGGAGTTCGGTCAGGGTTTCAAGGACATGTCGCCGGCGCTGCGCGAGCTCGAGACCATTCTGCTCAACGGCAAGCTGCGGCACGGGAATCACCCAGTGCTGACGATGTGCGCCGCGAACAGCGTGGTGAGATCCGACGAAGCAGGCGGGCGCAAGCTGGACAAAAAGCGCAGCCGCGGCCGGATCGACGGGATGGTGGCGCTGGCGATGGCGACATCTGTAGCGACCTCGATGCCGGAGAACAGCCTCGGCTATGTGACCGATGACCTGGTGGTGGTCCGATGAGAATCCTGGGGCTCGAGATCGGCTGGGCACGTGACGAGGTGGTGCTGGAGGAAAAGCAGCAGGTGCTGACGCTGGACCAGCTGATCCGCAACCTGGAGGCGGTGTACGACACCATGTCGGG